GATCCAATTGATGTTTATGGTCACTACGAGCCAAAGCCTTTAGAGCAGAACTTAACTGAGTTTGGTTTAGAGTTAACCAATGATCAAATATTTATCTTTAATAAATCTTACATTACCGCTAAGCTGCATAGAGACCCAATTGAAGGCGATGTAATAAAACCAAAGTTTCAAAATCAAAAATATGAAATCTTCGAGGTTCAAGAAGATAGCTTTCAATTATATGGGGTATATCACATTGTTTGTGCTGCAAAACTTTTACGCGACTCAAGAGATGTGGTGGATGAGCCTTATACAAAAGAAACACCAGATGTTGGGGGGTATTTAGATCTAGATGGAGTTTAAAAATCCAAACACAGATAACGTCACACTAAGAAGTCAGTTGCACACCACCACTGAGGGGATTTCCTCTATAGAAACCTCTGATGTCACAGGACAAGAGTATCTTTTAAATCTAATGATGAAAATGGATAAGAAAAGTGCTTTGCCTCTAAATGGTTACAAGGAAATTGTTCGGTTTTTAATTAATGAATTTGATCAACTTCCTTACCTTAACGATGAATTAGAAACTGTTTTATGTAAGTGTCGTTACGGAAACCCTGAGAGAACTATAGCCAAGCTTAATGAGCATGATAATATGATTGTTCCTCTAATCACTGTATCTCAGAACTCAATTGTTGAGGATAGCACTAGGCAAAGATTTTTCCCCGTTATCATGCATACCACATACTGGAATGACGATACACAGCGAGCGGAAAGAATAATTAGTTACTGTGATAGGCCCGTAACAGTACAGTATAATATAAATATCTGGGCAAAATATATTGAAGATATGGATCAGCTTTCACAACAGGTGCGGTTAAGGTTTAATCCATCCATACAACTCAGAACTAAATTCAGCAAAGACAGCAAAGCATTTTTAGTTTCAGAAACCAATAATTTTAATTTCACCGTAGGTGATAAAGAAGATAGACTAGTTAGAAAAACATTTACCGTTTCTGTTGAGACATATGTTAGGAGTCCTAAATTCAAAGTGACCTCTACAGGACAAATAGAGGAAGTAAATTTAGACAGTATTCTGACATAACAGTATTTTTTTCTCACTATTCTCATATAAATTTACTAAATAAAGATAGAGGTAATTATGAAAAGTATCACTAATGATTGTTTACAGCGTTTAGAGCTGTACTTAACAACTGATAAAGGAGCAAAAAGAGTATGGTTATCGCCAAGGGAGACCATGGTTGTTCCTCACAGCTTCATAAGCCATCAAATAGATATACTTTCTGGTCGTAGAATGCTTACGATTAGGAATGCATAGGAGAAAAAAACATGCCAAATTACGTTAGTCCAGGTGTTTATGTAATAGAGAAGGATATTAGTGATTACACTCCAGCGATTAATCCTACAGTTGTAGGTGTCGTTGGCTTTGCCACTAAAGGTCCCACAAATAAGGCCACCCTCATCACGAGTCAAGAGGGCCTAGTTCAAAAGTTTGGTAGACCAAAAGACGGGTTAGCAGGACAAGGTTTAGAGGGTGCTCTGGAAATACTTGAAACTGCTAATAATATGTACTTTGTTCGGGCTGCTGATGATGGGACTGCTAGTGAAGCCAGTGCTGTTGTGGAGATGGGCTCTTGTCCTGCAATTGCTGTTTCCGCAAACGATTACGGTGTGACTAACAGCCTCTATTTAAAAGTACAAATCAAAGACAACGAAGGCACAGAAAAGTTTACCACTGTTAAGTCTTTTGCAATTCCAGCAGGGACCAAGGTTGGAGACAGAGCAGCCACAACACAGATTGAGGCGATGCAATCTGTTATCGGGGGCTCCTTAGATGCAAATGAACTCGGTGCATACTTCGCAGCAGGCGATAGTTCAGTAGAGGCGAGTGTTGGAACTTACTTGGTTGCTAACTTTGCTGGATCTGGAGCAGAGCTTGCTGTCTCTGCCTATAGTGATTCAACTTATACTACTGGAGCAAGAGGTGCTATTTTACCTCTAGACATTAGTGGTAGCGTCTCTGGTCAGAATAAAAACGGTCTTGATGTTGGTTTAGACTACTTGAGTGGCGTTTCTGGAATCACCGCTAAAGGCGTCTCGTTTAATAGTGGTTCAGCAACCAACGGTCTAGGTTACTTGGTTGAGTCACTTTTCCCAGGGGAAGGGTATAACTTGTCTACTCTAGCTGATGGGAGTATAGAGGGTAACTCTGTTACAGTCAGTTCTTTAGGATTCCAAAACTTTACAGTCAATGTAAATGATAATGGTGTTGGAGCGGAAACCTTCAAAGCATCGTTAGTAGCATCGGGATCTTATCTTGAGAATGTCATCAATACTGGAGGCACAAACCTTACGTCTGACTTAATTAAAGGTAATTTAATCGCTAATAACGCAATATTCAGCGATACCGCTTTTGATTTATATCAGGATAAGCTTAACAACATTGGTTATGAATCAACTAGTGGAACAGGCGGAGAAACCACAATTAATCTTGCATTAGATCATGGCACGATGGCTGCAAAGCCTGCCTCCTCTATGACCGTCGCTGTTAACACAACTCAAGGTTTCAGGTTTGGAGTTAACCCCAGGTTCAACAAATTAGTTCAAACAACTACAAGCCTAGTGGGTGGTGCAAATGGAGACGGTGCTGGTGACACCACCGCTGAGAAGAATGCACTCATTGGAGTAAAAGCCCCCTCAGCTACAGGTATCTACGCATTAGATAAAGACAATGTTCCAATCACAATTGCAATTATTCCTGGCATCACGGATCAAAGCGTTCAGAATGCTTTAATTACCTTAGCGGAAACAACAGGTAATTTCTTAGCAGTATTCGGAACTCCTATCGGTCTTGGGGACGCTGGAGATGCTATTGATTATGCAAACGGAATCTCTCCATACAGAACCGCACCTTTTAATAGCTCCTACGCTTGCTTGTATTATCCAGCAGTAAAGGTGTTCAACCCCTACTTAGGTAAGGATCTTTTCATGGACCCAGCAATCTTTGCTGTAAGGCAGATGGGCTACACTGATACAGTTGCTGATCTTTGGTTCGCCCCCGCTGGTTTTGTGAGAGGAAGATTGACCAAGCCAATAGACATTGAGGTTGATCTCACACAAGGTGACAGAGATGCCATGTATAGCGGAGGTAATATTGTTAACCCAATTGCGAACTTCCACCAGCAGGGCATTACAATCTTCGGGCAGCGGACCACTCAGAGAAGTCCTACTGCTTTAGATAGAATTAATGTTAGAAGACTGATGATCTACATCAAGAGGGTCATTCTTGCGTCAACTCAAAGATTTGTTTTTGAGCCAAACGATAAAATTACCCAAGAAAGAATTCAAACTCTTCTTATCCCACTATTTGAGGATATCAAAAAGAGAAGAGGTATTACTGAATTTAAGGTTATTTGCGATGAGACAGTAAATACTCCCGTGAGAGTTGATCGAAACGAACTCTGGTGCAAGGTGCTTATTAAGCCCACAAAGGCAGCAGAGATCCTTGTCTTCGAGCTTAACGTAACAAACCAATCAAGTAATATTAGCTAAGGAGAAAATATAAAATGGCAGAATCATACTTTTTAAACAATGAAGGGCAAGTTGCTCGCACTATAGCAGGTGAGCAACCTACTAGCCCTGTAATCTCTACTGAGCTTGATTCAGTACGGGCATATCAGTGGGAGATATCTTTCTTCTTTGGTCAAACTGATCCATTGAATGGTCTTCAGAAGCCATTAACTTTGGCTGCGAAGCAAGTTAATGGTATAGGATATACGGTAGAAGATATTGAAGTTAACCGAGTTAATGATAAAGTATACTATCCCGGTCGCCCAAGCATGGATGAGTTAGTAGTAACTTTCGATAACTTGCAAAAAGCGAAGGTGGACAAGCTTCTTTACGAGTTGATGGGAGCCACATATGACCCAAGAACTGGTGAAATGCAAAGCCAAAAAGTTCCTGGTGAGACAGGCACCTTACCTTCATTCAAGCAAGAAATTCAGGTCGTACAACTTGATGGCAAAGGTTCACCTAGAAATGTTATTCGTTTAATAGGGTGCTATCCTAAGAAGATCACACATGGTGAGTACAACTACGGAACTAATGATTTCCACACCATTGAAATGACCTTCCGCTATGATCACTTTATTAATACAAATGATAAGAAGGGAACTGTAAATAGCTCTGTCGGGTAGGGAATAAAAATAAAATATACAAACCCAACTCGTTTGGATGCGGGTTGGGTTTATTTTTTAGCTATGATATGATATGGATTACTTTAACGAATTACTTGAAAGCTACTCACGCTTGAAGCAGCGTAAACTTACGCTCTTGGAGAAGGAAGAAAAAAAGAAAGAGAAGCCAGATAAGATTGTTCAAGAGTATACACCTGAGCAGGTCCTAGCGGCAGCGTTAAAGACTCCTCTGTCCAAAGTGCCAGTACCGATTCCTGGGCTCATTACAAGAGATAAGGAAGGTAATGAAAAAGAGGCTACAGGCTATCAGAAGCCTCCTGAAGATGGTCAGATGCATGGGGAAGTCGTAGCTACTAATGCCACTAAGGGGGCAAACAACGCAGTGGTTGTTACTTCTGATGGAAATGCTAGAGAGCCCCAATTTACGACATGGTTTGAAAGAAATTTTTCAGGTAAAGAAGCCATCGGGCAAACTGATGGAACAGGTCTAGAGGCTGCTCGTAACAGAGTGGGTGAATCTTTAGGCCCAATTCTTAACGATGAGGGTGTTGGCGATTCAGTTCAACAAGCCATATTCTCTCAGGTTAAATCTTTGCTTGGAATCGCAAGTGACCT